CAAGTGAACCAACCATCATCATTGTGTTAGTGATTACTTTCTTAAATGCATCACCACCAATAGTCTCAAAGCCTGTAGCTTTACCTTCTTTATCAAAACCTGTTGGGAACTTTAAGTTCGCCATATTCTGTACGCCTCCAGCAATATTAGAGAGTGCAGTACCCATTCTAAGTACTGAAGAAATACCCATTGCGACTGGATTACTTCCACCTAAACCGAAGAAACCTCCTGAGCCACCGCCAAATTTAACCTTAGTTTTATTACCATCTGCATCAAGAACTTCCATCTCTTCACCAGCTCCAATTTTCTGGAATGGAACTGCTAACGTACCAATCATTAGAGAAATATCAGCACCTAATTTACCTAGGTCAACTCCTGATGACATTATTTTAGCAAACTTACCAAGACCTGCACCGATTGTAATAAGTGCAATACCAGCTCCTGTTAGAGCTCCAGCACCTAATAGAATACCAGCTGCAGTCCAAGGCCACATGACCATTCCATCTCCAATTGCAGTTAATATATTAACTAGTCCTGGTTTACCATTGTCTCCAGGTTCTAACATTTTCTTAGATTTATCGTATGCTTTAGACATTATCATAAGTCCAGCACCAATTGTAATAAGTGCAACACCTGCTATTACTAATGCACCAGCACCCAGTGCAATAAATCCTGCAACTACTGGTATACCAGCTGCTCCAAATACCAGACCTAAACCTACAACAGTTGCTAGAATAGCTGCTAAATTAGTAAATGGATTATCTCCTAGTGCTTTTGTCATAAGCATAACACCAACTCCCATAATTATCAATGCGACACCTCCTAGCATTAATGCCACGGCACCACCCATAATTTGAGATTTGAAAATACCTGCAACTCCGAATGCTAAAGCGAGAGCACCAATTAATAATAGAGGTACGAATGAATTGACAAGATCTTGACCTCCCATATTAGCCCCTACTACTTTAGTAAAGAATAGAAGTGCAAGACCTACTACGAAAATAGATAATGCTGCGAATGCTAATGCTCTAGCACCACCATAAATTTGTTTATCGAACATACCAATTAGTCCAAACATTAGACCAACTGCTAGAACTACTAAACCTATATTAATTAAAACATCTAGAGGTGGAGTAATTATATCAAATAGAGCTAATGCGATACCTAGACCTAGAATAGCACCTGCGGCAAATAATAGACCTTTACCAGCATCCTCTAATTTATCTATAACTCCAAATGAATCTAATAGGTAAAATGCCAATCCGATTGCCGATACTATAAGTATAGCTCCAAGAGCACCTTTAATAGCAGGACCAATAATAAGGCTTGTTAAGGCTAGAACTAATACCATAGCACCTAAACCTAAAGCAACTTTTAACATACCAGCACCCACCTTTTCTATCTGGTCTACTCTTTTCTCAGGGAGAATCATAGTTAATAATGCAAATGCACCAAATATAACAAGTGTTGGTATTAGGGCTTTCATAGCAAAAGGAACTATCAATGATGCCAGGGCTAAAGTACCCATTAATATAAGTATTGATTTACCTACATCTCCAAGCATTTGAACCTTCTCTAATTGTTTCTCGTCTAGTTTTTTAGTAGACATAGAAATTGCCATTGTAAGCGCAAATAATGTAATAGCTATAAGCGGAGAGCCTAGTGCTGCAATAATTAAAAGTGGTGTTGCTAATGCAAGATAACCTGCAAATTTAAGAATAGATAGACCTACGTCGCCTAACATGGTTAGACCTCCGACGAGGGCTTCTGTCTTAGCTTTTATTTCATCACCAGTACCTTCTAGATTATTTACTGCATCTACTACAAACTGTAGACCTTTACCAAGTGGTTCCATAGAAGGTGCCACCAATGCAATTGCCATTGCATTTTTAAGACCACCACCTCCACCATCACCTTCTTGGATAGCAGAAACAGCTTTAGTTAACTCGTTAACCTTTTCATATAAATCACCACCAACTGCAACTGCATCAGCACTTTCTCGAGTGTTTTCTGCAACTTGCCCTAAAACGTCGCCTTGGTTACCTAGGCGGCTAAAGGCATTTTCTAAAAACTTATTCACTTAGGTCTTGTAGATTTTTTTAAGTACATAGGAACACCACTGTAAAAGTGGTGCTCCTTATTACTATATTATATATCTCTTACATCTTCGGCATTCTTAGCGATGGCGTAGAGAGTTTTGGGGTTTTAGGCATCTTTGGAGCGTATTGAGATCTCATTGATGACATCTGTTTGCTCTGTTGTTCTTGTTGGTCCCCTTGTTTTTTGTTTTTCTCCTTAATGTACTCTGAGAGGTTCTTCACATAATACCAATACTCGTAGTAATACATGTTCTCAATCTCAGAGGGTTGCATTCGGAGATGAATACCCAGATAGAACTTAGTCTTAAAGTAATTCTCCAGCGAGATCTGAAATAATGAAAAGACTTTTGATGCCACCTGGGAAGTCAAGAGGGGCTTTCGCCGACTCTCCATCGAAGGTAGTTTCTAATTCGGTTTGTACACCGATTTTCATTCTTTCAGCTAGTCTGTAGACCACCATAAACTTTTTCTCGTTCCAACCTTTATATTCCATTTCCATGGTGAAAATCTTTTGTAAATTTAAAGATCTCCAATCATCTTGCATATAAGGTAGTACTTGAATAAATGCTTTATCAAAGTCCTGGTCTTTTTCTTGCCTGTCTTTAAGATATTGAGTAATCTCTTGCATGATACCAATTGTTGGTGGTTTCATTTTTAAAGTACCTGCAGACTTAGTTTTAATCACATAAGTTCTTTCTTTTGCAGAATAATACTTTTCGATTTGCTCATCAATAACTGAAGGTATTAAATTCTTTACTGCTAATTCAATATCAACAGTCTTCTTAGTCTTTTCAGTTTTACCCTTAAGCATTAATTTATTCTCTGGCTCAGGGAAAGAAAGATCTCTAATAGAAAGTAATAGAATAATTCTATCCTCTTCTAAAATATCTTTGTAAGACATTCGCTTGTCACCAGCATTAAACTGAGAACAGGATTCTACAATAGAGTTTAGTTTTTCTTCCATATCGATGTAATTATTTTCATCCATAGTGGAGAAGTGTCTAATCTCAGCAGCTTTAGCAGATCTAATTTTAATAACTGTATCTGCTGGATAAAATTTACCTTTAGATGGTAAATCTTCTAAATCCAAAACATGCCATCCTAATACTTCATCTGAAGGTCTAGCTATTTCTGGACCAAAGTTGTCCATATTAACTCTACCTAAACCAGTTTTGTCTACAGCTGCTGTCATAGCATCAGCTTTCTCAGACGTATCTGTATTAGACGTGTTAGCTTTGTCTTTTGCATCAAGGGCTTTAGCTGCTGCAGCTTCTCGCTCTTGGTCCATTTTGTTTAATTCGTCACTCATATTATTTGTCTTTTAGGTTTTTAAGTGTTTGTTTAATTATTGATTTCTGTTCTACGCTTCTTTTAGATAACTCATCTTGTATCAAATTTCTAATAAAAGCGCTTACAGATATTGGTCGTTGCTCTTGCTCAAGCGCGTCATTTAAAATGACTCGATTGACTTCGCGTACCTCACCTTCAGTTAAAAGTACCTGAAGCTTTTTTGTTAGTTTGTCACTCATAATCTGTTATTAACTGAATATTATATTATATTTTCTTTGGTTAAAAAAAGAAGGCGTATAAACACCTTCTTTTTTGTTAATTAAATTAAATTCTTAATTTAGTTCCTCATTCCAAACATCGCATCTCCAAGTTACTTCTAATGTAGCTGCATCTGCAGTTTCATAGTTTAATTCACCTGTAAATCCAAGTCCAGAGGTCATGAAACAATCATCAAGAGTTACTTTTCTGTAAATATCTCCTGCTCTGTTAAACTGTACGATAACAATTGTACCAACATAATCCCTTTTAAGACCTAATTCCCCAGTCTCAGGGTTGTACTGTTTTCTGTACCATTCTCTAAAAGACTTGTAAATGTAAGCCTCGTTTGAGTCGTTTAAGTTTAATGAGAAGTTAACAGTTACGTCAACAGCAGTTCCATCAGGCATTCCAGCGTAAGATCTAGTTGAGAACTTATACTTTTGCTCGATAGCTGCTACCTCTCTATGAAGTGATTCCAAACCTGAGATTGAATTAATGTGTTGTAAGAATAGTTCCTGTCCTGACACTCCATCCGGTGGTAAAATAGTTACCTCGAATAGGTTAGCCTGTACTGGTTCAAAGTTCTTACCCTTTCTACTAGTTTGGTCTTCTGAATAATGTGGTAAAGCCATATCGTTTATTTTCTTTATTTAGTTTATATATTCTCTTTTTTTACGCAAAGTTTCCGGATGCAATATCTCCTGTATTAAGTACTGTTACTCTCGATACTAGAATCTCTAATCCTTTAACTGGTTCAACGAACGTATCTAAGATACCCATGTTGTTATCAATAACCTCAGTCGTGTTGTTAGTTGAGTCCATGATGTTTCTGTAATCATATACACCACCGTCTTTCTTAACTGACTCCATGAAGTTATCTGCTAAAGTTTTAATCTCTAATCTAGTTTGAGCAGTATTGAACTCAAATAGGTAGTTCTTAAGGATTTCTGCTAGTCCGTCTTCAATGAAGATTAATACTTCTCTCACGTGAGCTGAAGAAAGAGCTGACTGAATTCCTTGTTGTGCAGTCTTGTTTCCTTTGATTGTTAAACCTACGCCTCTTTCGAATACAATTGGATTGTAACCGAATGGCTCAAGTACATCTCTGTCATTCTTGTCGAATGCAAATTCTAGTGACTGTACTCCAGTTCCACCAACAACACCTCTTCTTGGACCTGCAATGATTGACCATGGCAGAGCATCAGAGAATTTGTCAATGTAGTTATTTGAAATATAAGCAGCTGGTGGAATCACCTTAGTTCTACCGTTTTCAATAACATTTAAACCTGGACCGTAATAGAATCCGTAAGTTGCACCTTCATTAATTGAAGGTAAAGTATATAATGCGCTTGGGTTTAAGTTTAAGTTACCACCTGTAGCTACATTATTAATATCTAAAGCTCCTGTTAATTCATTTAAGAATGATGGATTAGTTGAAGCTTTTAATTCTTTAATCATTGGTGCGTTAAGAATTGCAGAAGCATTTTGTCTTTCTTTACATAAGAAAGTTAATTCTTCTTTATTCAAGATTCCACCGTTTTCTAAAGAACCGAATGTATCAATAACATATCTGAAAGTGATATTATCTTTATCTACTAATGCGTTACCTAAACCAGTACCTGGCTTGATAGCTCCTAGTAAATCAGCGATTAATTTATCTGATTGAGATGCTCCATCTAATGGGAACATTTTGTAAACACCTGCAGCGTCTTCGTATCTCTTAAGTGCGTATGTTGGCGCGTTAGATACTGCTCTATGTGTAGTAAACTCATAAATTGTAGTAACACCAGAAACAGATTTTACAATCTTTAAAATTCTAGATAGTTTTCCGTTATCACCTGGTACATACATACCAACTTTAATGTTGTCTGTAAATGTATCAGTAGCTACGTTATCTTTAGAGAATTTGAATACACCAGCACCTAGGTCTAAGAATGACCATCCAGCTTCAAATGCAACTGCTCTAGCGTTTAACTCGATGTTATTAATAGAGAAGTTATCATTTACTGCTTGTTTCTTACCTCCAAATTCAACACCAGCTTGAAGTGTTCCGTTTCCAACTAATGTAGATGAGAAACCTAATGAACCTGATGGAGAAACTAAGTAAGCACCACCACCAAATACACTATCTGTATAAGTATCGTTGATTGCACCAATTCCTACATATTCACCAGAATTTTCTGATAATAAGAATGTGTTAGGTCCACCTGCACCTGCAGCTAGTAATGTATCACCTACTGCGTCAGGAGTTGCAGCGAAAACTAAGTTTCCGTTGTCATCTAATCTAACTTGTACATCTGCATTCCAAGTAGCACCTGCAGTAGAATCTGTATATTCTTCATAAACTCCGATTTGCTGACTGATTGCTCCGTCTGCTACGATTTCTACTTTATTACCTGCTTGGTTGTTAATAGCTGTAATTCTTACATACTCATCAGCTTGTGCTGCTTGTAAGAATTTACCTGGAATAATTGGATTTGGTAAACCTGCTAAAGTAGCATCTGTAAATCCAGCATCACCAGAAATAACCATTGTAGAACCATCAACTTGTGTCTTACCATTGAATGCAGTAAAATCTGCAGTTAATGGAGTTACAACTTGTTCTACTCTATGTGAAAGTACTTCGTAATCTTGGTATACATTGAATCCATTACCTACTAGGTCGATTTGTGGAAGTGCATCTTCTTGAATAGCACAGAATAAACCTGTTCTTCTTGCTTCCATGTTAATTAAAGTTTCAATGTATAATAATCTACCTTCGTTATCCATAAATTCTGGAATTAATGAACCAGAGTATTGTGCTAATAATGTCACTTCTCTTAATCCAACGAATTTAGCTAATTGATCTTTTGTTAAACCTTTAGAAGTAAAGAACTCTCCGTAAGTTGGATCGTTATTTAATGCTTGTGCATCAAATTTACCTTTGAATACAAATACATCTACCATGTAGTCTGATACGTACTCATCAGCTTCAATTCCTTCTGGAATGTTTGCTTCACCGTACCATTCTCTTGCAGAAACTTCAAAACCTCTTACATCTCCAGCTTGTCTTACGATAACTGAGATAGGATCTTGCTTGATATTTACAAATGAAATAGCGTGGTTTGTGTCTTGTGCCGCAGCAGCTAATAATTTCTCATCTGAAGGATTCCAAAATTTGTCTGTATCAAATACATCACTGTACTTCTTTAATAACTGAGATGAACCATTTACTGGTACTGATGATAAACCTTCTTTTGAA